ATGTCAACCACTATTAAGACGATAACGCCAAAATTAAACAAATTAATGCATAATTCTAACACTAACGCCCTAACAGTTATCGATGGGATTGTTGGCTCCCTGTCCCGGGGTGGCCCGGGGAGAGAGGTGGTACTCTCTTTCGAAGCAGGGAAGCTCCCTACCTGGCTTACGCCAGGTGTGAGAAAACTTCTCTGCCTAGAAAATACCACTACCAACAAATGGAAGTTACCCGGAGAGTCGGCCTTTGATGCTCTGTATCTTACTAGAGCTCTACTAGAGGTCCTCAACGACTCCATCAACAAGGTCGGGTTACTTCCTATGGAGGATCAGCTTGGATTCTTCATTAAGATGCGTGATTGGCCTCGCAAAAAGTTTGTAAAATTTGCGAAATACGCCACAGCGTGGCCCATGGCACGCTACATGCAACAGGAGCTGCCGGAAATTCCGGAAGGGTTTCCGAGTCATCCACTCATCGTTGGAGGAAAACTGAGACGGATCTTAAAGAACCGTCTTATTTCTTTCAACGACAAGAATTCTGTGATGTGGAATTCCTACCTGCAAGGTGTCAAGCGTGGTGCTGCAATGGTGTCAGAAGACTTTGTCCATGACGGCTATGTAGACCACCGCGATGTTTTATCGACACCTCCGGCAGGGGATGACGAGGTTGTAACCGAGTTAGAACCACTTGTCAACAGGGCTTTACGGTGGTATAAACCACCAAAGCCACGGCTCTTAGAAGCCTCAACTTCTGCCGCACTACAATCTAAGCGGTCTGAAGGAGGTGCGCGCGGGTACATCCGGGACTTTTACGCCGAGTTAAGCGGCCACAACCAGCTTGTAAGCATGGTTGAGACTAGGCCGGGCGTTGTCGTCGAGGTTAGAGGAGTTCAAACTCCCGCCTTCGACGATGTCCTGAGGTGGGCTTTGGAAAGCCCCACGGATGTCATGGTTTCCGCGCACTGTGAGCCACTTAAGGTCAGGTTGATATCGAAGGGCTCGGCCCCTCGATATTGGATCTCGAGGTTTAAACAGAAGGGAATGTGGAAGTACTTACAAAAGTTCGACCAATTTTCACCGACTGGAAGACCTCTTGATGCCTCCGATCTGCACGGAATATTGGTGCGCGAACGGAAACTTGACCTAAAGTTCGACAAGTGGGTTTCAGGTGATTACTCGGGTGCAACTGACCGAGTGGACATTAGGGTCACAAAACTCATCTTTGAGAAGATGTTGGAGAAGTCAGACTATTCTGACTCACTGAAAGAAGTACTTCGATCAGTAATAGGAGCACAGAGGCTCAACTATCCAACGTCGATGAATCGTGACGGAGAGCTAGACTCAGTTGACCAAAAGAACGGTCAGCTTATGGGGTCGACCCTCTCCTTCCCTATTTTGTGTCTCATAAACCTCGTCTCGTACTGGGGTGCTCTTGAAGAGCGTCTCCAGCGCCGTGTGGCTATGAGGGATCTCCCCGTTTTAATTAACGGAGACGATATCCTCTTTAGAGCAGACACGGCGTTCTACGAGATTTGGAAGAGATGGGTCCACAGAGTCGGATTCAAACTTTCTCTTGGAAAGAACTACATTCATTCGCGACTTCTGACTATAAATAGTCAGTTGTACCGCTGGAATCCTGTAGAAAATTCTTTCAAACGTCTTGGTTTTCTAAATACCGGCCTTTTGACGGGCCAGTCCAAGACGACAGGTCGTATGGGTGCAAGGCTTGCGCCGATATGGGATTATTACAATGAAGTAATACCCTACGCGGCGAACCCAGAGCGAGCTCACCGACGGTTTATGCACTATCACAGGGAAACCCTGGAAAAGTATACAAACCGCGGTGAGTTCAACCTCCACCTGCCCTTTCATCGGGGTGGGTTAGGGTTCACTTTGGTTGGAAACAAGCCCCGCATCACCTCTTTTCAGAGGCGGTTCGCGACCTTTTTAGAGAAGGAATACCGGCAAAAGGCCAGTACGGGTGTCGTGCCGAAAGGTGAGACGGTTGGATTGGTGAGATCTGAACAAGATTCACCCCAGCCAAACAGTCAAGTCACCTTCCACCACAACCCGACACTCCTGTTGGAACCTAGGATAGGTCCTCTTAATGAAGGGGTTGTTGCGTACAGAACCCCCGAGTATAATTTCCCTATCTTATCTCAGCCGATGGAG